GCTATATCGTGATAGCGTTTGAATAGGGTACTTACCACTACAAATGAACATTACATCGCCACTTTGGATGCAGTTTAATTCGCCTACAATGTCTGCCTCAAATGGTGTTGCTACCTCAACATTGGTATATACACCATTGCGCCATACCCTAACATATCTATCACCAAATTCAAGCATGAATGATTGGTTCTTATTGGTTGTGAACTCAAACAGTCTAACAGGTTTATCGTTGTATTTAGCATATCCGATAAACTGACTACCTTGCCTACGTGCTACCGCACCATAAGGTCGAATAACTGCGTTTTCAGCAAGCAGTAATGCACTTTTATATTGATCTAGGTCAAATCGACTAGATACATCAGGCGATACCTCGCCAGTAGTAAATGCGACTTGTCCGATATACATAGGTTGCATATCACCAACTCCTTGCTTTCAAATAGCTAGAAACATAAGGCATATCTAGTCTACGTTCTTTAGCACTCATAGATTTTGCCTCTTGTAATGCTGCTTGATATAACTTGTATGATTGGTCAAACAAACCGCTATTGCCAGTTAGTGGCATTGCTAAATCAGATGCCATCTTACACACCAACGCTTTAACGAATATAGGGTTCATTACATCAGCATCGGTAATATCGTACACATAATCAATGTGCATCAAAGGTACATCAGATACGATGTACTTTGTATTGTTATCAGTTAGGTATACATCATATTCACGTTGCTTTTCCGCTCGGTATCTATCGCCCTGTGGAATAACCGCAAGGATGCGAACACACTTTTCAGGGTAAGCATACACATAACCCCAACCATCAATCTTATGTTCAGATAGTACCGCTCGTTCACGCTTACGTGCAAAGTTCCATTCAAACTGCTCTAACAATACTTTCCGTGTTAGATCATAATGCAATCTACATTGTCTAGCAGGTTCTGTTTCTTCCGTCATAGAACGTATCCTACCAGCATTGATAAGAGATAATGCTTGATTGCAAATATCAGTAGGTGTCATTTGCTCCACCTTTCTATAAAAAAAGAGGGGGCAAAATACCCCCTCGTTCAATTATTCAGCAGTTTCTTCCGCTTTTTTGCCACGTTTCTTTGGTGTAGTTTCTGCCTCTTCGACTTCCTCTACTTCTGCGGATGCATCACCTACAGGTTCAAACAAAGCGTTGAAGTAGTCCTTATCATATTCAGCCACTTCATCTTTTGTGAATGTTACTGTTTCACCCTCATGCAACAAGCCAAGGGTATTGTGATAGCATTTTGCTTTAACAATATATTCCATTTGTAACTCCTATACTAAACGCACATCAGGTGTTAAGAATGCGGAGATAGTACCGCCAGTCATGTTGTTTGCATTGATGCGGATATACTTTTTCGCACCACTTGCCAAACGTACCGCAACTTTAGTACCAGCTTTTGCACCAGCATTTAAAGTGATGCCATGCAACAATACTGCACTAGCCATGTTATCAGAATTAGATGTGTACACGTTGAATAAAGGTGTACCAGTTACATCTTTGTCGATGCGAATTACAAGCCACAAAGATTTCTCTGCATCGCCACCATTACCATTCATAACTACATCGGAGTTAGTGTTTGTAGTCAACGCTTGTTTGTAGAAAAAAGTATTTTGTTTATCGATATACATATGTTATCCCCCTATTATTGTACACGTGCTTCAGTAGACAATAACGCATCAGTTTTTCGTACTGGAATGCCATTTGCACGGACTACTGTATGACCCATTTCTTGGTCTTCGGAAATAGTGTATTTGTGTGCCTCGTTCTTTTGCATACGCAAGAATGTACGTACAGTAGGGTTCATATACCATACTGCTCGACCCATACCCATGTTAGGAATAAGTTCTTCCGCTCTAATCATAAGGTTGATAAGGTCAGCACCAGTCTTAGCATCTTTAGTCAATGCATTCACATCGATGTTTGCGATACGTACAACATATCTCCAATCACGTACAGTCAAACCTGTATCAAGTTTGTAGTGTGTACGATAACCTTGGTAGTGACCGCCATCTGGGTCAGTCAATGTTTGTTCACCCAAATCTTTATGGGAAATACCGCCTGTAGAGCCTTTAGGATAGATACCATGTACAGTATTTTTACCCCATACTACAAGATAGATGGATGTAAGGTTAGTTGTACCGCCAGCATCAATAATGTTTTTACCGCTTTCTGCAGCTTTTTCATTGTAACGTGCTGCCAAGCCTACAAATTTTTCAGGGGAATTTTCATCACCATAGAATAATGTAGATGCCCATTCTTGGTTCATAGCCTCTAAGAATGCATAATCTTCGGATAAACGGAATGCAGCGGAGTTGCCGTTAAGGTCTGCCAAAGATTTATCAATTTCTGCATAGGCTTCAAGCATACCGCAAGTGTCGGTTACTTGTTTTGTTTTAGATTTGCTTGGTTTAACACCATAGTTAAGCATTCTCCATGTAGCCTCAGGCAAGCCTGTACGTACAGTTGTTTTATGACCTGTAGGCAAGTTGCCCTCTACCATTGTCATATCTTGTACGATTTCATTTGTTTGGTTCATTATTTCGATGATTTGTGCAACTGCATTGTTTGGATCTAATCTAGATTGCACATCTAAAAGTGTTGGGTTCATAGTACCGATTGTAGCCATGTATTACTCCTTTAAATCAATTACTTACTCATAGATGGGTAAAGCATTTTCGCTCGTTCTTCCTCGGAAATGTTTGTACTTCCAGCTTTACCACTATTAGAATTGTTATCTTCGCCAGCCATACTAGCGATTTGTGCGAACAGTTGAATTACCTCAACACGATTACCTAAGCCGTTTTGAGATAAGATTTCACGAATGTTTGGAATTTCCTTTTCGACTGCCTCAACACCTACAGATGCTTGCGCTACTGTTTCGTCAAACTTCGCACCTAGAACCTCTTTTGTATGTTCTGCGTATGCTGCATACTGTTTCATTTCGGCTTGTTGTCTTTGTTCCTCATAAGCGGTTACAAGGTCTGTACCATATTTAGAACCAAACTTCGCCATCTCTACTGCTTGCTCTTGTGTTGCGCCTACACCATTTAGTAGCTTAGAAAACTCATTAGCGATGTTTTCATCAACCACACCGCCCTCAAAGGCTGGTGTGAAGTCATATTTAATTGGTTCAGGTACGCTTTGTTGTTCGCCTTGGTTAGCACCATCAGGGTTGCCACCTAGCAAAGTACCGCCATCATTCGTATTTTGTTCTTGTGGTGTACCACTTTCCGCACTACCTGTGTTATTATTCGTGCCTTGTTCTAGTTCTTCTGCCATGTGGTTTATTCACCTTTCTTTTCTAAATCGTTAAACAATTTCTGTTGTTGGATATATTCAAGTTGTGCTTGATGGTATTTCTTTACACCCTCTACACCATCACCAATACTTCCCAAATCGTTCATGTAGGATAACCCTACTTTTCGTTTCCCCTCATTGAAGAATGTTTCGGAGTTACCTGTGAATGATGGTTTCAAAATGTTGGTGCGGTCTAAAAGCCTACAAAAAAACCACCTACCAAGTTCAGTACTTAGTACGTGGTTAAGTGCATCAATATCACGATCACGAATATAATCTTGTTTAGTTTTCATCTACACCCCCATGCCCATTAACTGTTGCATTACTGGGTTTCCGTCATTGGCTGCATCTGTTGCTTGTTTAGCAGCACCAGCCATTTGAGGTGCTAATTGTGCCATTTGTAACGCTTGTGCTTGTTCCTCTTGTTCTGCTTGTTCTTGTTGTTGTTGTTCCATGATTTGTTGGTACTCATCATTAGAACGAATAACCCTAGCTGGTACACCAAGATTTACACCATAAATGTCTGCCGCCTCTTCAAAGTTGAATTTCTGAACGATGTTTGCATTGCCCTGTGCTAATGACATTATGAAAGCATAGTACTGTTCGATATTTACCAATGAAGACATTTTCTGTGCTTGTGCTAATGGAGATATGTATTCTATCTTTACATCCATTCCGTTTAGCATTTCAGCAGTTTGTTCATCGATCGGTGGAAATATTCCAGCCCTATCTAAGATGCCATAAGTACGTTCAATGATTGGGTTTAAAAACTCACTTTGTAAGCGTTCAACTACAGGGCCTAATTGTTGCATTTTCTCTTGTGTACGCTCCATAACTTCACGTGCGGTCATTTGTCCGCTATCGATGTTATCAAGCATCAAGAATAGGTCAGCACTATAGGCACGTTTAATACTTTCAGATACAAACTGTATCTTAGCTTGTACATTCGCAACATCAATACCTACATTGAATATCGGTTCAACCTTACCGCCAGTATCAACTTCCGTTACACCGCCAGGAAATAAATTAACACTACCGATTACATCAGATGTAGCACTCATAGGTGGTTTAATACCTAATTCAATAGCCGTTA